ATATGGTTCTACTTTTTCTTTATAATTCGTCGGAAGAACAAATCCTCTGTCTTGTTCTTGTTTAGATACTGTAACATGCTTTTCTTCTACAAGCAAGTATCTATTTCTTGGTGATAAAAAAATCATATTAAACTCCGCTTAAAACTCTTTTGTTTAAATTAAATTCGTCTTGTGTAAGAAAATTCGTAATTCTTCGATTACAATACTTACACATAAAATCAACAGATATCATACCATTAAACATTGCTTCAATTCTTCCAGAAGGAACCCAAAAATGAATTTTACTATTAGGGTCAGAAGAAGCACACTTTTTATTTTGTTCCGATTTAGGAACCAAGTGATTACACTTTTCCATAAAAAACCTCCCTGTTGATTTTATTGTAACCAACAGGGAGGTAGGTGTCAAGCCGTTTTAATTACATTTTGACCAACCACATGAAGCGCAACTTACGCAACCATCTTGATATGTAAGTTCTGTACTGCCACATTCATCACAAGTTTTTTGTCCCGTTGATTTAGTACCATCTGGAACGTATTGCTTTAATACTCTTGCAATTGAACGCGAGAAAGAAAACATATCAGAAGTTTCATCTTTTTGTAGTTGTTCAACAACGTAGTTTATTTTAGCACCATGACGAAGTGAAAGGGAAAGCATACGAGTAAATGCTGAATAATTTGCATTATCGAATACTCTTACAACGTCACGAACAACCAAATCATCTACAACGAGGTCATATCTTGCTTTGTTCTTGGAAATTGTGTTCTTGATAATCTTACCTTTCTTTGCAGATTTTGGAAGTTCTACAATCTTGTTTGCACCACCAAGAATTTCGTATGGCCTATTATCAAGTAAGCCAACAAGAATAGTCCATTTTTCACCCTTCACAGACAAATTATGAATATCACAACTTAATTCTTGTGGGCGTTTTGGAGCATCATGTTGTGGGAATGTATCTTTCTTGGTTTCTGTAATGAGAACACCATCACGGGAACCATCTACATATACAGTAATGCCCTTCAAACCCAACTTCCAGCCAAGTTCATAAAGTTCTGCAACAACTTCTGGTTTTGTTCCTTTTGGAAGATTGATTGTAGAAGAAATAGAATGGTCAATATGCTTTTGAATTACAGATTGAATCTCAACTCTCTTACGCCAATCAATTTTATCAGACTCGGTAAAGAAGTGTGGAATTTCATCTGTCTCATATTTTGTTAAGTATTCCTTAACATTGTGGTGATAGACTTTGTATTCTGCCCACTTATCTCCTACTGAATCGACAAATGCTGCAACTTGGTCTTGTTCGTTGTGAGAAAGTTTGCGACGACGAATATAGAAGTTTCTAAATACAGGTTCCAAACCAGAAGCGGTCTGGGACATAATAGAAACAGAACCAGTAGGTGCATTAGTGAGGATACTGATGTTTCTACGTCCCTTTGTTCTAATCAATTCACGAATATAAAGTGGAAGAGATTTAATATATTCATTGTCCTTTTCTTTCTCCCAATCAAACACAGGGAAAGCACCACGTTCTTCTGCAAGCATACAAGATTCGTTATAAGCATTTTCTTTGAGGGTTGCATAGATTTGGTCAATTACAACCAATGCTTCTGCTGAATCGTATGGAAGTTTCATACAAGCAAGTGCATCTGCAAGTCCGTGTGTTCCAAGTCCAGTTCTACGACCATTTTTGCAAGCATCATATAGTTTTTGCCATAGTTCCTTTTCATCTGGCATATCTGCTTTTTCAATAATCAAAGCAAGTTTTTCAAGTTCAAGTTCTACAAGGTCGTCTGATAGACGCATAGCACGACGGGCAGCACGACCAAATTCTACATAATCAAAACTTGCATTATCCTCAAATGCATTATTGACAAATGACTTCAAATTAACAGAAATAAGACGACAAGAATCGTATGCAGAAAGTGGAATTTCGCCGCATGGATTAGTAGTGATTGTCTTATAGCCTACTTCACTATATGATTGTGCTGGAAGGAATTTCTCAATATTTCCCCACATCAAGAGTCCGGGTTCTGCCGTTTTCGTTGCGGAATCGACAATAGTTTTCCATAAATCTCTGGCTCTAATAGTTTTAGTGTGAGTAGGATTAGTGGAATCAACAGGAAATCTAAGAGTAAATTCGCTATCTTGTTGAACGGCTTGCATGAAGTCATCTGAAATTCTGACCGAAACATTTGCACCTGTCACCTTTGTCAAATCTTGTTTCATAACAACAAATTTATCAATATCTGGGTGTCTTACATCCATAGAAATCATAAGGGCACCACGACGACCATTCTGACCAATCATACGGCAAACATATGAATAGAAGTCGGCAAACGACCAAGCACCAGTTGTAGTACCAGCAGAGTTATTTACTGATGTTCCTTCTGGACGTAGTTGAGTTAAATCAAGTCCTACACCACAACGACGCTTAAATAGGTTTGCAAGGTGCTTTCCAGAATCAACAATAGAAGAAACGTTATCTTCTGGTGAAGCAACTACAACGCAATTTGAAAGCGAAGCAACAACATTGTTGTTTCCAATTCCAAACATTGGCGAACCTTGTGGAACAATATATTTGAAACCTTGAATGTCATTCAAAATTTGTTCAAATGATAATTGTGATTGCCCACCAAACTTTGCTTCAATACGAGCAAATTCTGATGCCAAACGATTATGCATATCGTCTGGTGTTGCTTCCTCAAATTGACCACCTTTGCTTTTTAAGGCATATTTAGTCACAAATACGTTTGCGGCTAACTCGTCACCTTTGAAATACTTTAAACTATTCTCAACTACTTCTTGTTTGCTATACATCTGGCATTGTCTCCGTTTTTGATTTTTTGTTCTTAAATTTAGAATACTTCTTCTTCAAATTATCTTCCTGCTCTTTTGAGGACTTCACTATGATATCGGAGGCACTTTCACCATTAGATTGAAGAACCTTGATTTTAACATTTGAAGTATCCATGAAGATTGGGAAAACCAAACCATCTGGTCCATTACGATTCTTTGCAACGAAAATTCTGCCACCATTTGATGCTTTATCTTCAATTGTTCTGGAAACTGAGCAAATAAAATCCGCTACGAAACATTTATTAAATGCTTCGCTGATTGATTCCATTGTGATAACTTCTGCGTTTAGTCCAGAACGATTGGTCTGTGATGCTGTCCAAACAGGGCAGTTATTCTCTTGTGCGATTCCTCGTAACTCTTCATAAATAGTTTCAAGTTCCTGTCTCTTCTCGCGTTGATTAGAAATTGGCTTCAAAAGGTCACCATAATCTACAATAATCATATCTGGTTTAATGTCACGCATTCTTAGTTTTTCAAGATGCAGTTTAATTGTATTTGTAGATGCAGACTTTGTTGGATATTCCTTGACAATCAACTTGCCTTGCAGGTTTTGAACAGATTCGAAAATTTGTTCCTTAAAAGAATACAAATCACGAATCTCAATACCTGTCAAACAACTATCATATCGTGATGCTACTACTGAGTCTGCAAGTTCCAAAGTATAATGAACAACACATTTTCCAAGTTTTAGGGCTTCTGTTCCAAGATGTACAAGCACCATTGATTTACCAGCACCAGTTGGAGCAATAACGACACCCAATTCACCAGAGCCAAGGCCACCCTTACAAAGTCCATCAATTTCGCCCCATCCAGTTGTTACAGGATTACGAGACTTAATTTGGAAACGCTTCTCAAAATCAACAAGATAATCATACCCAAAGTCTGATGAAGAACCAAGTTTCAAAGCATCGTTAATTGTCTTTGAGATTTCATCAAACGAAGAGTTTTGAAGCAATTTGACAGATTTAAGCATTGCTTCTTTGAGTTTCTGCTTCTTACAGAAATCAAGCGAAGTCTCTTTAACGAATTGCGAACCTTCGGGTTCCTTATTTTGAATACGTGAAAAATAATCACGTACTTGTTTTTGAATTGTTTCGTTTTGGTCTTCCAAACCTGTACGAAGCAGAGTCGTCATAATATCGTAGGTTGGATGAACCTTATATTTTTCCTTGTATTCAAAGATTTTTTGTGTGAATACTTGAAGATATTTAAGTTCTAGAAATTCAATTGACAGGACTTCTCTAATTTGGTCCGCAAATGGTCGGTCCAATAGAATAAGTTGGCACAGGTTTTCTTGGAAGGCTTTTCCAAAAAACCCAAAGTTGTCCTTTTCGGCAGACATTACACCCTCGTTTCAATATCAGTATATCTTGGTCGCTACCAGAAGTCAAACACTATGAGATAAAGTTTTTCCAGTTCTTCGAAACGTGTTTGAATTCTTGTAGTTTGGTTTGTGGAGAAGAAATACTTCTTAATTTAGCCACATCATTGATTATGTTAGTTAATCCTTGAACATAATCAACTTTTTCTTCGTTATACAATTCATCTTTAATAATTATTTTTTGTCTTAATTCATCAACAAGTTCATCTGGCGTTGCATTCTTTATCCCAAACATAAATTTAATAGTTACAAAATCGCTATCAATTGTAATAAAAGATTTTAAATCTTTTGATAAAACAGATGAAACTATTTTAGGACCAAATACGAATTGTTTTAATTTATCGGTTAAATTTGGAAAATTCTTAATAGCATCTAAAACATCAACATCATTAATGTTGCTGATTGGTATGTGAATTTCTAATTGTCCATTAACTAATTCGGGTAATGTTCCATAATTATTTTCGTCGCCTTCAAGTTCCCATTGTGTTTCAATATTTGAATTTATAATATCGTCATTTAATTTTACAAGAGAACTGCCTTGATATACGCCCTCTCTTGTTAGAAAATTAGTTGTTATTTCATTTAATGCGTCTGCTAAACCTCCATTATTGTCATAAAAACCTTCATAAATTCTTTGCAATTCTTCAGATGTGTTTTCGTATGTTGTTTCAATATCTTCAACATGAATAGGATTATTGAGAGCACTAAACAAAATACCACCCTCTGTCAATTCTGGATATCCAACATATGTAATACCAAATCTTGACGCCATTTGTTCAGTTGGAAAATAATCTTTTATTTCTTCATTAAGCCATTTTTTTAAATTAAGCCATTTACTATGTAATTCACTTTCATCCAATTTTAATCTGTATTCGTCAAATTTGTAGATATAATAAACTTCTAATTCAACAAACTCATCAATTTGTGCATGACCAAATACAATATTATAACCGCCATTATTCATTTCACGATTAAAACTTTCTTTTAAGTCTTCAATACGAACAATCAAATCATCATTTTGCAAAAAACCTTTTGATGTTATTTTTCTTTGAATTTGACTTGCATATACTGGGTCATTTGTAATTTGAAATTTATCAAAAGAATTTGGTAGTAATTTTTGAAGTCTTAAATTATGAAAAAGATAGTATACTGCTGTATCTTCATATTCACCACCAAATCTTTCAAATCTGCTTAAATCAAGTTCTTTATTTTCAGTAGTAGCCAAAACATTATCAATTTTTTCGCCTTGATTTTTAACAGCCCAAGTATTGATAAGATTCTCAAAACCTTTTGTTCTCTTTCCATAATATCTATTTTCTGGAAGGGCTAAATCAACGCCTGTTTTGGTGTCTCTAAGATAACGCAAGCGCACTCTTCCAATTGGTTGAATACCACGAATACCTCTTTGTGGGTCTGAAAATATTTCGCTTTTATCTAAATCTTGTTCATCATAACCAGAAAGTTTTTTAAGTTCTTCATCTTCAATAAGATAAGCAATTATACCACCTTCATAGGCTTCGGCAACAGCACATCTATAATATGTTTCGCCGGGAGTATGACAAGAGCGAATACTTTTGAAATCGGACATTCTGATAACATCAACAGGGTGTCTGGAAAATACGACGGATTGACCAGAACCTTTTTCAATCATCCCTTTTAATTTTGGAGCATCAGTTTGCCAAGTTTTTATCATTTCTTCAATTCTTTTTTTGGTAACTTTATAACTCATACTAAGGTATTCGTTGCCAACGGATAGACCAACAAGGTCTTTTACTTGGTCCATTGTTTTCACAATTTCTGGGTCTGTTGACAAAAACTCTTCATATTCGACAACGTTTTCTGGTATCCATCCATCCCCATGAAATTTATGGTATGCATCACTTGTTAATTTATCATATTTTTCCAATAATGGTATCAGTTTTGTCCAAATAGCATTAACTTTCATTTTGCGAGTCTGCGTTCTTTCAACACCTTCAAACTCGGTTTTTACATCTTTCGAAGCAATGCCTGTATTTAAATCAAGTTTCCAGCCTGCAAGAGTTATTTGTCTAACCAAAACTCCAAGCGGACCTTCATCTGTATAAGGGTCATAGGCTATTTTTTCTATTTTTCTAAGTTTACCCCCAAACAAATCATTAAATGGCAAATCTTGTGGTCTATTGACAGCCTTTTCAATTGCGCTATCAATTTGTTCCAGTTCTGGTTCTGAAATCTCAGTTAGTAATTGATTACTAAACTGATTCCATTCTTTGAAGATTTGCTTTGATTGTTGGAAATTCATAATTCATGCTTATCCTAATTTACCACTTTTTGCAAGACCAATATCTTGCTTTTGTTTTAGGACCGGGATTAGCGCAATTATGTCTTGCTCTGAAAGATTTGCGTCTTGCAGGATTTGACTTTTTAATTCTCATGTTGGGGTCGCCAAAATTAACTTTTTTAACATTACCAGTTGATGGGTCTTTGACATAAACTTTGAATTTCTTAACATCACCTTTCATTGGCTTGTTAAGAGTTACAGTTCTTCCTTGGTATTTTGCTTCTTGAATAATTGTTCTTTCGCTTTCAAGTAGTTCTTCTAAGCATCCAGCGCAAACAAGAGTTCCATCTTCAAGAACAGCATCATCATATTCTGTTTGTTCTTCTTCAAGATAGTTTCTCCAATTTTCAGTTATTAATTGCTGTTCTTTAAATGATGAATAATCGCTCATTTTTTTAGTCTTCCTTTTTCTTTTTCTTTGTCCAAGATATAGGCTTGGATGATTTCTTTTTTCTTAATGGTCCCTTTCCAGCAGATTTGCATTGTGCTTTTGTGGGCCTACATGCTGGATATTTACCACCTTTTTTATCTGCGCTACTTCTGCCGCATGGGCCACCAGTTCTGCAATTTACCCAGCCTTTGCCGTCATTGCGTGCAAACCAACCATGAAGTCCCTGTTTCTTTTCTTTTGAAAAGTTTGGTTTATATGCTCTTTTCTTTTTTGCTTCTTCAAGAATCTGTATCAATTCTAAATCATCAATTTCAAATATTTGTTCATTTATAGTTTCATACTCTCCATCGGAACCATATTTGACATTCATAACTACATCAAAATTTGCTGGCTCTTCTTTGGTTGGAGGAATAATTTTGGCAAATATTTTATCATAGTCGCTTTTGCCAATTCTTCTATCAAATGTTCTTCCTTTGACGGAACCAAATTGTTTTTCCATACTTTGCGCTCTTTTAACTGAGCGGTCATAGATATCTTCTTTGTTATCTTGAAACTCAAAGAATACAGCAATCTTTTTAAGATTTTTTAAGTGAGAGAAAGAATCAGTTACTTTTTTTCTTTCTTCTGGTGTGGAATATAAACCATCAAACACAATATATGGATAATAGCCGCTATGTGCTTTTTTTAGTTTTTTATAATAATCATTATTTATTTTCTCAACGGCTTTATATGTGTTTTCATATGCTCTTCTTGTTTTACCACCAAATTCATATTGAATAACTTTACCAAGGTCTGGCTTTTCTGGGTCTATTTCGCCCGTTGGAACACTATCTGGTGGTGTAGAGAAGAGATTTTTGTTTGAAAATCCAGTAGAAAGAAATCTTTTTTCGATTATATCATCACGATTAATTTTAAGTATTTGGTCTTCTGGTATGCCAGCAAAGTATTTCTTTTCCCACGTTGATTTACCAACAGCAGGAGGGCCAATTAATATAAAAAGTTTTACTTCTTTCTCTTCTTCTTGTTCGTTTAAAGAAGTTTTAGAAGCAAACTTACGCCAATTCTCTAAAATTAATCCGTACTTCATTACTTTTTTCGACCTTGACAATGAGCCTTTTGAGAGAAGCCTTTTGGATTTTTGCAGTTAATTGAGCGTTTGTACTTTTCAGACCACTCTTCTTCAATAACTTCAATTTGTTCTAATTGTTCAAGCAATAAAGCATCATCAATTTCATCGTCGGACATATCTTCTGATATGCCTTTCCAAATCTTACCTTGACGGCATTTTACAACAGCACCAGAGGCATAGGCAGAAGGCCAAACTTTATACTTACGTTTGGCTATTCTTGTACATCTATCGCCTTTTTTCTTTTTTTCTTCTTGTAAGACTTGTTCATTTTCGTTTATGAACTTTTCCCAATTTTCTAAAATTTTCTGATAATTCATACTAATAAATAGTAAATTATATTCTTATTTCCAGAAAATTTGAATTCCCATAATTAAAAAGGACAACATCAAGCAAATGATGGTTTTTGCATTTAAATGTTCATTTCTGATTATTGAACTTAATATAGCAAAACTAACAATACCAAGACAAAATGAAAGAATTCTAACAGGCCAAACATTATTGTCAAAGTATTTAACACAACGTTCAGTTGCAATAATAAAAAAATAACAACTTGTTGCACCAAATAATATGCAAGATAGATAAATATGTTCTTTAAACCAAGGCCACATAAATTGACCATTGGTTCCATACCATGTAATAACTTGCGCTATAAGCAAATAGAACAAACCAATTAGTAAGTTGCTCATTTGTTAAAAATGAACTTCTTCATAATACTAAATAGTGATGAAAAATCAACTACACCAAACCCATCTTCAATAGACATTTTTTTAAATTCCATTTGATTAAGTTCTGGTTTAAATGTTCCTAAAATATTATTAATTTGTACTTTAGTTTGAATAGATATTTGTGGTGAAGCAAGTTGCATAATTTTATAGTTGTTCTTTACAACATCAATATTTTCTGAAATCTTAGAATAAACATTTCCGTCTGCTTGTTCGCAATGTTCTTTTAGTTTATCGATATTGTAACTTCCACTTTCTGAAAGAACAGGAAATCTTTTGGCAACAGTTGCAAGACCTATTCCTTTAATTCCTTGAATATTATCTGAGGAATCTCCACAAATAGAACGAGCAAGAACAAAATTGTTGGGATGAATAGAATATTGTT